GTTAATACCCGAGTTTTCCTTCTCGGTTGTTGTTTAGCCTGTCACAGGATCGGTGACTTAACCAGCTGAAATACGCCTTCTTCATCGGAGGATTAAACCTTCTTCAATGGAGGATATGACTTCAGTTACTCGTTAAGACGTGACGAAAAAGCACCCCTTGGTAGGTACAATTTGCCAAGACCTTATGTAGACAAACAAATAATTTAGACCGCTTATCTTAGGCTGCGTCTAATCTTCTTCAAGCCGCTTATCTTAGGCTGCACATGAAGGGATCTTTCTAGGACGGTGGGGTTGAAACTATAAAGTATTCTCCCAGAGCGAACTCCCTTGCCGGACGGTGACCAACCATCAAATTTTCTTAGAAATCAAAGGAAGATAACGATTGTGTTTAATGTGGACCAGATCATTAACGTCGATCAGACGTACAAGATTTTTATAATAAATTTCTTGATCCACTTGAGTTAACGCACGAATATTTCTGTGTGCGATTCCAACGTTCTTTTTTTCTTTAAAACCTCTCTCTTCTTCGTCTATAGCTTCTTGAAGACTATTAGGATCCACTTCCGGATCAAATAACAAACTAATAGTCAGTAATTTGTAGATCTTCTGATATTCTTGTTCTAACGAACCAAAAACATCCTCAAAAGCAATATCAGCAAAATTCGCTTCGCCTAACCAATTAACTTGAGATAGGTAAGTGGAATTAACCAATTTATGTAGACGCCACGAGTCATTCGTACCCATCTTTTGGATTGGGGACTCGCCATTAGAGATTTTCTTCCGTACATAAAAAGCTAGAGCTCTGTCTCTTGATGAGAGACTGTGGAATTTTGGGTCAAGGCCTAAGCCGCCCAGCCACTCTGGTAAAAACCAGTTCGATCCAACGATATTTTCGATGGAGTCTAGCAATTCACGATGAATTCTAAGGAAGGATGCATCTGCTGCTTCAATACATTCTATGGGACACGTCCTAAGCAATTCGCGATGAACACAACCGATGTTCGCGAGAGTTTTACCTCTTTTGAACCCCGATTTAGATTGACCATACAATAGACCACAGTTAAGGAATTTTCTTTCGTTCCATATATAGCGATCCATATGATTATCAATACGAAGAGTACGATCGTACAACTTCGAGTCAATCACACAAAACTTAGACGAGAAATAGGTCTTACCAACCGAGGTTTCCAAGCCTCCGAAAGCAGTAACTTTTTCCCAGATCGAACGGATTCGATCCTTGTGTCCGGAAAATATGCAATCATCTCCATTCACCCTGAGGGGAATTTGGCTATTAAGTTTATAGCTCTTATGATTAGACACTTCCATAGAGTAGCGACAAAGCGCAGCATTTGCAATGCACAGAAAAGGGAAAGAAATTATCGAACCCATCAATTGACCTTCTTTTTGCGGTAACCATTCTGGTATTTTACCGTCAACCTTTATCCTTGGTAGGAGTTCGGGCTGATCCGAAGAGTCTTTCGACGAATTCTGAAAAATATGACCAGTCAGACAAACTCTAACCATTTCGGACAAATCCCGAAAAAAGTGCCAGGGAAGGAGTTCCAATTCCTCCTCCGGAAAATTCTTCTGAATAAGGGGCATAAGAGCCTCGTTAATACATTCCGAAATCCACGAGTGTAGATTGTCTGTAGAAGCTTTGTAGTCCCCAGAGACGATTATATCATCATCATCTAAATTTGCAAAAAGATGATTAATCAACGTCTCATCGTCTGGTTTCCCAATCAGCTCGAAAACTGGGTTATTTTTTAAAATCTTCCATAACCACTTTTGTAGAGGCTTTAAACAGAAATATTTAAGCGCAGGTCCCTTACTGATGACCCTGACCTTGAAAGGTTCAGGCAGTCCAACAGCACGTACATAGGGCTCTTCCTCCACGGCATCCGGCCAAACTCTTCGATAGAGTGTTTCATAGGCTTGTTCGATGTTAGTGGTATCTATAGTTGCTCCAATTGACTCTTTCACTTGTTGTTCTTCCGACTCCCAGTCCCATAAGTACTTGGACCAGTCATCATCAAGTCGAGTTTGTTCTTCTTTTGTTTTAGAACTACGAAAGTCCGCCAAACGGTGACGGAGAGTAACAGGAATAGTCCTGAACTCTGGAGTGTTGAAACTCTTACGAATTTCCATCCAATACTTCTGTAGTGAACCAACTTGACCGCCAGCTCCCCTTGAGTGCGTGAAATTCGCACGTGTAGAAGGAAAACATGGTCGAACAAGATCTTTGTATGTGAATTTTTTCTTTTCAAAAATCTCCCGAACAGTCCTTGTTAGCTGTTCCTTGATCACTATTTTTGTGACCCTCTGAGAGTTTTCTTCCATACCCGATGCTTCTTCCCATTCATATCCAATAGGTTTAAACTTAGATTTACCGTAGATACTAATATCAATGTCTTCAAGGACAAATTCTATAGATTCCTTAGGTTCTGAAGTTAACTGAACTACAGTTTTCTTAACTGCAGCAGCAACCATACCATCTGGGACTCTTGGTGAGCCTTTTTTAAAATGGAGAATAGTATGTAGAAGCGACCAAACGAGAGACTGTGTGTGGTTAAAACTCCTTAGGAGTAATTTATCGAACCATCTTTGCACATGTCCACCAATTAAAACTGAGGCCCGGAATAAATTTGTATCTTCCTTATGGCGAGTTGCTACATCTGGTGTTGGAGGGAGGTCTTGGTTGTGATAAAAGCTGAAAATTGCAGCCATCTTATATTTAAGAATAGTCACCCAGGAACCCTGTCCATTTTTCTCTGTATATTCGAGTAGATCAATTAGAAATTTAGATCTTCTTTTCCAATACGTCCTTTCATAATCGGGGACCATACCAAAGAACTGTTTCTTGGTTAGGATCCGATTAGGTCGTTTGAGGCCGTAAATATGTAGAATTTCATATAAACGACTGACACAGGTTTGTACCTTGTCAAACTCCGCTGGATGAATCTCGGGCTGAGAACTGAAATATGTCTCGGACTCCCGATTGAGAGGATAGCCTGCTGCTACCCAATCAAGATTCTTGTCCAAATTCATGCGGACCATCTTTTTCTTGGAAACACGAGTTGGATTGATGGAATCACCAACTCCCGTGCCCAGGACCTTTCTTTGAGTTATCTGACAGCCTGGTTTGTCAGAAGGGAAGGATGTTATAGCTGAGAAGCTC